TATGGACTCTCCAAGGTCATCGCCGAACTGGCCTGAGCCCAGAGTAATGGTCGCATCAATACGCCGCTGTACCAGCGCTGTCATAGATCGGACTCTTCCAGATAGAGCAGCACGTATCGCGTGCCGAGTCCGGTGTAATCCGGATCATTTGCCCCCTGGGTATCGGTAAACGCCAGATCCCCTATGAATCCCAGATAAGCATCCCGTACGGTGCGGACTTGGTTCAAGCACAGCACGCCGGAGATTACCGCGACTCCACTCAAAAGCACGTCCATGAACAGGCCCGTCGAGAGCGTATAAACGTTCAGCGTGCAATTCTGGCCGCCGAGTACTGCATTGAGCGTTTGCGATGGGACGGCAGTAAGAGGTATGGACTGCATTACCACGCTCCCGGTGTGTATTGCACTGAGGCAGGCGACGCGGCAGGAGCTATCTGGCCTATGTGGACCTGACCCTGCGCCTGCGGTACTGTGGCCGTAGGATTGATCGTGCCATTCGCAGCTGAGTATTGAACTTGCGCAAGCCGTATCTCAACAAAGTGAATGTCTACAATAATCATGCCCACGCCATTATTGACGCTTCGCATATAGTCATATCGCTCGATGCTGATATTGTTATAAGTACATTCCGGCGTAACAAGCATGTACATATCAAGCGATTTTGATAGCGCGTCGACGGTGTTTAGAAAAATCTTCCGGTTGTCCTCTGTGCCGCCCGTAGCCATCCTGACAGTCGCGCTGAATGGAGTTTGGACGGTGTTGTAAAAGGCAAACGAACCTTTCTCAACCGGGTAATCTGATATGCGGTGAGCATTCGAATACTGAATTCCTACGAAAGAATCTGGGTTCAGTACTTTGTTTCCTTTCTGATCCAAAAGCTCCCATGTGGGCGCGAGCGATTGAAGAAGATCCCCGAGTGGGCCTGCGGCGAGCGTCACCACGGCAGGAATGATCTGCGTCAACAATGGCGGGATACCGGGCAGGAAGGGAAAGCTCATTGCATGCCCGTGTTTGCTTGACCTACTAGGTACCCACTCGATCTCAACTCATTCCCGATACTCCCAGCAATACCGCGTGCGTCGGTAGCCTGAGTATTCACCGTGATTTTTCCTATATGGACTTCTGAAGAAGTTGTATTGTTGACCCCGGAAAGCCGCATGGGGCCGCGATTCATGCCGAATAACGGAGATGCTGAATAACCTGCGCCGTTCTCATGCCGGAAAATTGACGAGGCCAGGGCATTGATATGCGAATTATTGAGCTTGTCGTCTGCTCCCACTCCAAGGCGCCTGGACACAGCGTTAATGTACGCGCCCGTATTATTCTCACTTGACGGTGCGTAGCGCGAGATAACCTTTCTTACAGTGTCATGGCCCCGGGAGAAGTAACTTCCAAGCAGTGATTTGGCAGCGTATTCACCTAGCGCCATGTCTGGGAAAATAGCGAAACCTTGAGCGTCCTGTCCGACTGCGCCATGTGTTTTAGCGAATGGGCCGTACTTCAGATTCCCGGGATTATTGTTACGCATGCCGCGCGTACCGCCCGATTTCTTGGGAGAGGACTGCCGTAACTTAGCCATTTCAGCGTCTTCACCTTCATTTAGGCTTTTGCTTGCAAGCATGCCTCCGAGAAAACCGCCGAAGCGAGATATTGATGCCAGTCCTCCGCCGACCTTGACAAGAGCGGCCCCTAGCGCCAACAGAGGCGCCACAATGCTCAATACTTTCAGCCCTATCAACCCTGTCAGCACGTTCTTCCAGCCACCCAGGGCCTCCGCTGCCCCATTTGCTTCAGCAATGAAAGCTTTGATGCCATTTACGATATCGGCCTGATGGGCCGTCATCCAATTATTCAGTTCGGTGAGCAGCGGGAAGAGTATTTCTCGCCCTAGTTTTTCCAATGTGGTGGATAGATCGGCCCATGCTTTCTGCGCCCTCTGGGCCTCCTCGGCGTTCTTTTCCGTAACTCCGGCCAGCTCAGCATTCAGATCAATCTGCTTCCTGAGAGCGACACCGCCCTGTTTCATCAGGTTAAAACTTTCATAACTCAGCCCCAGGGCGTTCGCCACCATCTGGGCCTTGGCAGGATCGGTCTCGTTGATCTTACTCAGTAGATCAGCCATGGCGAACAGATACGACTTGGTATCCTTCAATTCCCCATTCCCGCTGCCGCCACCGTACTGAAAAAACGCTTGAATACCGCTATCCGGGAGGCCCGTCCTGAACTTGGCCAGGCTCTGAGACACATTGTTTATGTCCGACATCATTCCCTCGGCCGAGCCGCCCATTTCCCTAGCCGCCAAGCTCCATCCGCCCAGTTCCCTGGTACTGATATCTACGTTCTTTGATAGCCTGCCCAATGCAGACGTGGTAAATACTGTGTGCTTGGCAAATGCCAGTATTCCCATCCCCGCGGTGAAAACTGCCAGTAAGGACAGGGCTTGATTACGCATGGAGACGAACGTCTCGACGGCTTTCTTGCCCTGCGCCTGCATCTCTTTTGCGTTTTTGGCGCGCTGAGCGGCGGCTTTGCTATCCAGTTCGGATAGATCCTTGTTTCCTTTTTTAGTGAGCGCAACGAAGTCCTTTTGGGTCTTCTGCACTTCCTGATTGCCTTTTTTAAAGGCAGAGGCATCCAGGCCAAGGGTAACCAGCAGGGAATCGATTACGGTGGCCATTATTGTTTATTAGCTATCTCTTGGTTGTGTGAATCAACGTTCAGAACTTCCAGCATGTCGTAAACGTCCTCCATTCCATATATGGACTGCAGATCGCGCAGACTTGCCATTCTTGAGGAAACCACGATGCCGATGGATTGAGGAACGTTCTTATATTTCAGGTACTGCCCAGAGTCGCCGTTCGGTCCGAAATCTATGACCCGGCGTGCCTTAAAAAATCAGTGTGCAGATCCCACACCACTTTCTTTAGTTTCAGGCGGGTCGCCACTTCTTCAATGTCCGAGTCAATCAGCGCACGAACAACATTAGGCTGGGCGGCATCCGGGATGAACTTGACGCACTCCATCATCTTTTTTAACAGCGGCTCGGCCATGTAGTAAGGGACTTTCCCAAGCGCCTTCAATCCGATGGCAGCGATACCGGCGAAGCCCATGTCTGCAACCTCGTCAGGAATTTCAATTCCGGCATTCATGATCGCGAACAAAGCCTGCGAGGCCCAATCTTCCGCCTCGGTAGCACTCATTTCCGTGACCAGGAATGTCTTGTTCAGATCCCGGCCCTGGTCAGTGACTGAAAAAGTTACCGTCTTCCTCATACCGGTGCCCGCGACAGGTTCTGGAATACCAGCGTGAACTTACGAGGCTGGAGTATCTTTTTTGCTGCTGGCATGACGTTGACGTTGGTCATGAAGCCGCGAGTGAAGGCATACAGCAACCCTGTACCGGGAAGCAAGATCGTGGCATTGGCGATGTATTTCTCCCGGGTAACGGCTTCAGCCTGAATCCAGGCATCGAAGATCAGATTTGATATCGAGTCGGCCTGGAGGTTGATATCCAGCGATATGGGGTAAGGGGTGAAACCGGCAGACAGCTTTCCGTCCACACCCATCACGGTCTCACCCGTGTCCACGTCGCCAGTGGCAAAGGCGTCGTCGGTGGAATACCCCTGGATCTCGACGGGAACGTTATAAAGATTGGCAATCCCGATCATCAGGACGCTATTCGCGGATGTTAAAGTTGACATTTATTTCTCCTGATTACTGAACGAGGATTGAGGCGAGAACGACCTTTTGCACAGACCCTCCATCCATGTACCAGAGCGTCATGGGAGGTGATCCGCGAGATGCGCGCACTTGAGCGGTTGCGTCCTTTATTTGGAGGTACCACCCTCGCGTGCTGAGAGTGCCGTCAATCTGCATCCCGGCTGCATTGTTGACCTCAGCGGCTTGCAATACGGAAAGGGATACGCCTGGCACTATCGAGCCGAAGTTGAGCGCCTGGTTGATCGGGTCCATGCAGGCAGCCTGAATCAGCGTGTATCCCTGTGCGTTGTACGGGATCGAGTTGACCGATGTCAGCAGAGACATCAAAGCGAGTTGTAATTGACTGTTGAGGTAAACTTGGTCAATGAACTCGTCTATGAATGCATAGGGGCCGGAAATGCTGCCAGGGTAGAAGAACGTGAAGCCTTGGTTGGCCGTGGCATATTGCCCGATGAAGTTATAGCCATTTAGTTGCAGATTGGTGGCTATGGTCGGATCGGTAACGCTTGGAGTCAGTCCGGACAGGTATTTGAACGCATAGGTAATGCGACCATTGGTGCGGCTGAAATCGATGGAGGCCGTCACTCCTAGCACAAACGCAGCGTGGTTCGGGTCGAGGTACACAGGGATCGTGCCGGAGTAGCCATTGGCGATAACGGTGTACATGAATGTGGTCGTGTCCGGGTATACCGTAGCAGCCACATTGGTTGACCAAGCCACATAGGCGAACCGATTATTTTGGCCGTTCGTCCACGCGGCAAACAACACTTTGTCTGCGGACACTGGCTCAAACACCGTCATGAATGCCGCCCAGTTAAGGGTCAGTGATGCAATCTGATTCATGGCGGTGGCAGGGACGCCCGCCACTGCGCCTTGAGAAGTTACGGCACCTGTTGCCTGGGTGAGGAACAGGCCGGCAGACAGTGTCCCACTGGCGAAACCGATAGCCGCTGATGCGCCAGTGAGGGTCGTGGTAAACACGAAAGCATTCCGCACCGAATCGAAGGTAACTGTGAAAGGAGGAACCGTGAATCCCGCTTGAATAAGGGTTGCAGCATTTGAGAAGCTGGTAGCGCCGGATAAGCTGATCGAGGCTGATGTAATGGGCGTACCATTTACATTCACGGTCAATACGCCGGTCAACGTCTTGAGTTGCGTGAGCGTCATTCCAGCGAGCGAAGTGCTGCGAAGATACGCCGCCACCGATGTTGCCGGATACTGGTAGAAGAACAGCATGCCCGGAATCAGGGTTGCATTGTTCCGCCCACTGAAATAAGCCGCTGCGTAGGCCGCCTCATTCGATAGGGTACCGAAGAAGGTTGCAACCGATGCGGCCGAAGGGAACGGCTGAACCGTACCGATGGGGATAGAGGGATCATTGGTCAGCATCACTCCGTTGAGCACGAGTGCATTGCCGCCGCCGCTGATTACGCCAGGATTTACCTGTACTATTTGACTCGCTGGTATTGTCATTTATGCTCCTGAGAATAAAAACGCCAGCGGTTTAAGGCTGGCGCTGGGATGGGTAAAGCGTAGTCCTACGGCGGAAACGTCCTGTCAACGCTGATAACACCAGCGGTCAAAGTGTTTGCGGTTTGGATCGGCACGGTTATGACTGGATTGACCTGTAAGACGCACTCAAATGTCCAGCGCTCGATATAAGTATCCTCACCCGATATTATGGGCATCTGCTGCGCATCGCTCGCATAAAGAGGATGCATGTCGAAACCAGATGATTTAAACATCTCGCAGGCGTAGTCATCGCGGAAAAGAGCGGCAATAGTCTGCGCTCTGTCCACCGAATTCAGCCCGTAGCAATCCACCTGTATGCTCATCTGGGCAGGTCGCTTTATGCTTTTGGTCGTGTCTGTCCAAGTGTCACTGTTCGTCTCGAGCGGAGTTAACGAAGTAGGCGTAAGCGCTATGAAATCACGCTTCGGCGTAGGCACCTTATTAACCTGCGTGCGGACCACTTCACAGTCCACAATGGACAATATGAATGCTCGCATGGCCATGAACACATTCGTTTCAAGTATCGACGGAATCATATTATCGACAACCCCTGATCGGTATAAATCGCCACTCTGCCGTCGGTAAATCTGGACACTGTTTGGATATTTCCGCTCTGCATGAGGGGAATAAGACGCTCACGGAATCCGACTATTTGCGCCCGCCCGACGAATCCCATCGTGCCGTGATCGTATTGGTAATAAATGGATCTCGCTATGCCCTTCGCGGCCATTGTCAGAGCCATGCGGGCCATCACTCGGCTTGCGGCATCATCTGACAGGGCGATCAAATCGGGATTGTGCGGCGCACTCTCCGTGTCCCAGGTGGGCAGCGCTGCAATTCCGGCCGCAGTTTTCGCCGCGTTGACCCGATCGATCATCCCTGTCAAATCTTGGACGCGGTTCGGCGCCGGCAGGTAAAGGTGTACCCCCACGATGTCAACCCATTGCGCCATTGTCCCGCTTGCACCGTCATCCGCTGCCATCATCGTGGTAAACCACGTCTCGGCAGCTTGTCCGGACAGAGGAGACCAATCCGTGATCGGCGAGGAAATGATCTTTGCAGCAGGATCAACCGCCTTTATTGCAAGGTTTGCGAGCCTCGTCATCTGCGCCAGCTTTGCGAACGTCCCGCTAAAGTAAAATCCGCCCGGACTCGTCGGAGTCGTAACGCCCGAATTGTTGTAATTCGGTTCGTTCCAGATTTCATAGTACTTGATCCGACCCGCGTAGCGAGTAGCAAGTTGCGTACAGAAACGGCTCCACTTCGTCATGTCGCTCGGCTCTGCCGCAACGCCAAGGTAAGAAGGGCCATAGGCGCATTGTTCTGTCGGCCTAGCTGAGTAATTCGCGCTGATGGTGGGTGTGCCGTAAAGCGTGAATACCAAATCCCTGGCCGGATAATTTGCATTTACCCAAGTGTCGATATTCGTCCAGTTGAATACTCCGTCCGCCACCTCTATGAACTTCCACATTACCACACCGGATTGGAGATCGTGCGACCGTACGGTGCTTGCTGTGATGCCAGTCAAAGAATAGTTGGCTACCTTCTGCACCGATAAGCCGAAAAAAGACGCAGGTACCGTTATGGGCACTGCAGTCAGAACGGTTATCGGGAGATTCGGTATAGCCAGAACGTTGGCGCTCAGACCTGCGAAATCCGCATCCAGGCAGAATGTAGCCCTCGTATCCACGAATTGCGCACCGAATGACTGGGGCGGGTAATTCGAGATTCGTCCATTGGTTATGACGTAATCGGTCATGACCCTGGGTAATGCCAGACCGAATACCCGACCACTTTAATAAACTCGAATGAGATGGGAGCTGTTCTCCATTTGCATCTGAAATCTATCATCACATCATTAGTTGTATCCACTGCCCAAATATTATGGGCCGCTGGTATCGCTCCAAAATCTACATTATTAATTGTTATTTGCGATGCCAAGCTGTTGGCATTCATTATTTCGTATATTTGTTTAGCGCTCGCATTGATAGTGGGGCTGTATCCAACAAATCCGAAACCGCCCCACAAAACCCCCAGATCTTTTATGTTTGAACTGACTGAGTTCTCATAATCGGCGACGATGACTAGCTTGCTATTCAATCCCATGGTGCCGCCAGGGACCAGAACTGACGCTATTATTTGATAACTCGCGTCACCTGAATTATTCGCAGACGATCGAGTCCAGCCGGAATACGACTGTGCAATAAGCTTGGCGCCGTTCATATCATCGTCCTCAAATTGTAAGTCGTCTTGAGCGCTGCTCTCTGCTCCGCTGACGGTGGCGTTGATCTTGACGATCTGACTTGCCGGGATAGCCATTTAATCGTCTATTTGCATAGTAAGTGCCACGCATACCCAGTCTGGCCAGCGTTCAAGAACCACGGATATCAGGTACGTATCGCCGCCAACTTTCAATAAGTCGCCGCCCTTACTGGATTTTCTAAATACGCCCTCGAAATTCCCGGTGATATATCCCTTGTCGGTCACCCCTTGAATATTTAAACCAGCAAGTCGCACAATGTCTTTACCGCTAAGCGCCTGTATCTGGACGCTTCCATTGATATTCTTGTATTTGGGTATTTGGGTACCGTCATCCGCCGTGGTGTATCCAGTGCTCTGCATTACGATGCACGGCTGCTGCGGGTTAATCGCTCCAATGGCTCCGCTGACAATCCCGTGAAGGTTCAAGGCTGAATCTCGCCATCGACCGCGGATTGAACGGAATTTAATAAATGGCCGGTATCGATCAAGGGCTTATTAAAACCCTTCCGGTCTACGGTTGCCTCGGCAAGCGCAGGGGAATTAGTATCTCGGATCGCCTGCTGAAGTTGATCTTCAATACCTAAGCCCATTGCTTTCAGAGCGGCATCGGAATCGTAATCATTGTCCTTGAGGACTTCGCCGAGCGATTCTCCCCACCCGGGGGACTTTTCTCGAACCATATTTGAAAAGAACGGCCGGGCCGGTATCCCCGCAGCAGGGGCGCCATAGTTCTGGATTGCCGCTACCATTGCGACTGGCGTTCCATCGGGATAGGTAGCGCCAGACATAAACCCGACATCGAGTGTCTTCGCCTTTCCAGCACGCTTCGCTATACCTTCCAGGACGGCTTGCAACTTATCTCCGCCCGAGAACTCTATTGAGGCCATATCGGGAATCCTTGTGTATAGCTCCTACCAGGGAAGTATCGGAAAGTCCTGTAAGAAGAGGTCGCGGACCAATATGCAGCGCCGTACTTCGTTTGTGCATACCATGCCTGGGGATTGGTAACCGGGCCCATGTCGGCATGAACCGATACGCTGCCTTCGCCCGCCTGATCGATTCTTCCGACAAGTGGGGAAGCGGCCTGATTGCCAACACCAGAGTTGATCGCGGCGATGTGCGCCACAATCATGTTAAGCAGCATTGAGCGCACCGCAATGTCAGTGACAGGGCTGCTATCGGTGTTATTGAGGTAGATCGTCGCCTCGGTAAAATAGGCTTGCAGAGCAGGTGTGCTGATAGGCACGAACTCCGGGTAGCGGCCTAGAAAAGCAGCGGGATCAAAGGCGACGATTGCCACTATTTATCCAGTTTCGTCACGCCGTGGCCGGGCTTCTCGGGATTGATTCCTTCGAACCCGGATTTGTTGCTAGCTTTTTCCTTCGCTTCGGCACGAGTTGAACCTTCTTTGTCATGCGCGAAGATCAGCCCTTGTTTGACGGCCGGGTATTCACGATGCGTTTCATACCAGGCGTCGAAGAATTCCTTGTCAACCAGGGTCAAGCCGTGCCCGCCGATAATCTCGGTGGAATTGGTTCCATTGAGCGTTACGCGCTTGCCCGCGTGATCCAAGTGCAGGCCATTGGGAAGTTTGCATCCAACAGTTACTTGAGGCATTTAATCTCCTGAAATGAAAAACCCCGCCGAAGCGGGGCTTGATATGGTTAAAAGATTACACGCCGAGCATGCCCGCGATGCCGATAGGCATACGGATGATGGCCCCCCAAGTACCGGAGCTTTTCTTTTGTTGGAAGCTTGAAAGGTCGACCTTGATCGGATGAGCGCGCAGCTTATCGCTGAAAGCGCAATATCCGACGTCCTCGCCTTCGATCTTGTCGGCGATCAACTGCACCAGATTTCCCCCGGACACGGCATATTGCACAGCCGTTTCAATTTTCATGTTGGGGAAGTTCTTCTTGATCTGGTCGCTCACGTTGACATTGTACATATTCGTCTTGGTGAGGTTGACCGAGACTGCGGGCGTCATTGCCAAGGTCATCGACGCATCAAGATCGATCAGACCCTGAGTCTGATTTACCAATTGCTGGTAAAGCAGCACGATGTCGCTGTAAATCTCCGCGGCGGTCTTGAGCGCCCATGTGTTTCCACCAACGCCAGTGCTTGGGGTGATGGGAGCGGAAAGGGAGGGATCGTTCAGCAGGCCATAGTTGAGCAAGCCAGCAACGCCGAAGAAGTAGCAATTGTTCATGAACTTATCCAGAACCATGGTGCTGGCAATGTTCAAGTTCTGCGCATAGTTGATCTTCGCTTCCGCCGCACGCTCCAGTTCCAGTTCTCCCCATTGGGTAACGGTCTGGAACAGATAGCTTTGACGATTCACCCAGTTCACGTTCGATCCTACCGAACCGTTGTTATTGAAGTCGCCGTAGCTCGACACTTCGCCAGTGGATTCGACAACCGGAAACATGGCTGTCTGAGTGGTCCAGTCACCTTTCTTGTTCTCACCCAGAATCGACACGGCCTTGTTCGGGGTCGTGAGGATACGGATGATCTCCGGATCCATGTAGTTCGTCAGGAAGGCGGGGATACCCGCGCTGCTGGTCGTTACCAGAGTCGGCTGTGCATCCATTGCCACGGAGTGATCCATGCCGAGCTCGTGCTTTTCCAGCAGCCCCCGGACCATCGGCAGATGGATGCCGACCTTTTCGAGTTCTCTATGATTAATCTGTTTCATTTTTAGCCCCAGGAAGAGATTTTGATCAGTTCATTGATCAGCGCGGGGCTGTCAACAAACCACTTCGTTTCGGTATAGCCGGCGATCGTCGCACCAGCGGCGCCGGTCTTCACCGAACCATCGGTATTGGACGCGAATACCTTTTGCCCGACTGTAGGAGCGGTCAGGGTTTTAACCCAGAAGTCTCCTTGATCGTACAAGGTCACGGGCATGCCGGCAGGAATGACGCTTCCGTTTTCCGCAAGCCATGCCGTGATGGTGGCCTGCAGCTCGAACGCGACGAAACCGCGCGGGGCACCGGATCCGGCATTCGATACTTTGGTATTGGTGGCGGTATCCACCCAGGCGAACATACCAACGGTAACGCCGCCAGTATCGGCAACGAAACCGCCAGGACCGGCCAGCACGCTTGCGCGCGGGTTGGCACTGGCGAATTGTCCCGGAGTCGCCGGAGCCTGATTAATATTTACGACTGTTTGAAAAGGCATGATTAAATCCTCGCAGGAAGAACGGCATCGGGAAACTGTTTCCAAAATTCCGGAACAGACGAAGAGTCTTGCGCGACGGCAGGCTTGCCAACTTTCAGCATGCGAACCATTGCGGCGTAGGCCGAAGGATGAACGTCGGTCGTGTCGACATTGGCGGCATCCAACGCCAGCTTGTAGACGGCCTCGGCGCTGTCCTGAGCGACAACCTCACCAATCAGGGGCATGACATCCTTCTCGGCTTGGTGGATCGCCTGGATGCGTTTTACCGCGTCGGTGGCACCGTCTGTGCGCGCCTTGGCAATCGCCGCGTCCATGGCCTTGTCATCCTTTTTGGTATCGGGTTTGGCTGGCTCATCGTCCTCATCGGCGGCGGCTTTCTTGGCGTCCATGCGCTTTTTGTAGTCCGCATCGGATTCGTCTTCGCGCTGCTCGTCGGCGTCAACCGCTGGGTTAGCCTTATCGGACTTGTCATCCGTATCATCTTCCTTCGCTACATCAGCATCGGAAGCGAGCAGGATGCGCGCCAGTTCCTTCTTGTCGATACCCGCATCCTGCGCAACCTTGAGTGCGGCGGCGCGGGCTTCGAGTCTTTTCTCTTTCCGTGTCATAGTGGTTTCCTTTGTAAATGGATTTTCATCTGAAACAACAACATCAGGCCCGGCGCGGCCTATTTCCAACAACTTCTCATCTAAACCTAGAGCGCGAATAGCATCTTCAGGTTTTTTGAACTTTGCTTTCAGGGATTCAATTAATTTGCTCATTCGCCTCGGTCTCCCTATTATTCTTTCGCTTCAAAGTTTCGGATATTCTTATCCGACGCTCTTCAGGAACTGGAACGCCTTTTTTTGCAAGACTTATCCTGCGCCTATGCTGTTCTGTAAAAACTCTATTTCTTAGTCTTTCAATCCCTTCCTGGGATATTTTTCTACCAATATTCTCGGGTCTTGGTTTCCCTTTCTGGGCGGCGCTTATTTTATTTCTTGTTTCTTGAGAAACCACGCTGCCTTTCAAACCATCAGATATTCTTTTCCTGTGTTCTTCAGAAAGCCCTTTCCCTTGCAGTTGAGGTTTTTTTATACCCCTCATTCTCTCGCTTACTTCTTTTCTTCTCTCTTCTGAGTAAACGTAACCAGACGACCCATCCCCGCCATTTGTCTGATTTGATAACTCAGTGCCCATTCTTCTCCAGTACGCGATTCTTTCTACCTCCAATATGAATGCATCTTCCTCGACCATGTTTTGCTGAACAATCCTTACAATTACATTCATATTCAAGCTTTTCAGCTTGCTTACAATCCTTTGATGGCGTGTGTTTTCCTTTCTTGATATTTGGCGAGCCCTTTTCAAATGCCCCTTTCCAACATAGAAGCAGACGTTTTTATCCTCCCTCCAATGCTCATATACGCAGAATGTTCTAGATTGCATTTATTGCAGACTCAACTAATGCCCATTTGAGCTCATCTGCGCCATCAGAAACAACTACGTCCGGACCCGCCCTTCCGATTTCCACAAGGGCAACGTGGTTACCCCGAATATTCCTCATCACTCCATCATATGGCACGCCTTCAAAGTCCCCGGGCGTCATATCAGCGTCATAGCGATAGCAGCTGGATAGCTGGCACTGCTCGCGCGACTCAATACCTGCGATAGCCACAGCTTCCCAAGCAACAAGTGAGTTCTGCAGGTATGGAAATACAAATTTCGCATCGGTCCCGGTCGATCCCACAACCAGGTCCGGCTGGTGATCGTCTACTGTTACCGGAACATGGCGGGAAAGGAGGGGCAGCCCGTTGAATGTCGACGCTCCACGCTCCAGTTCCACTGGGTCTCTGAACAACTGATATACTTGATCAGCATTCAGTCCGAGTTCCTTGTAACCGGGTATTTCCTTGCCCAAGTAGGGGTTTACAGTGGCCTTCGAGATATTCGATAAAGCCACGTGCAACCGGCCATCAGCGTCAATACTGCGTGCGCTACGGTCAAATGCGTAAGTTGCGGTCATTTATCTATCCGAGAGGTCATTGTGAAAGCGTTAATCTTAATTTTGCTGCTATCGGTGTCGGCATATGCCGATGAATCCACCCCAAAAGGGGTGTTCTTCCATAATGGGCAGGAATACACAAAAGAGCAGTTCGACGTCATCCGCCCAAAACTAGAGGCTGAACAGGCGGCCGCCAGACAGAGAGGAGAACAAACAGCCTGTATCTATTTCGGCAATGCCTACGTCCAAGCCATCAATATTCGCAACCAATGGAGCTTTGCCGATCCGAAGGATTCGTACAACGCGGCCCTGAGCCACGTCAAAGCGATACTCTCCGAATACCCTCAGTTCAACACAGAGGCTATCGTGGATAACGTTTTCTACAATCCAGACTTCAGGTACCCGGTGGGAGGAAATCCCCTGCTGCTGCAAATGTCTCAGTTGTGCATGAAAGAGTCAAAACAGGCGGGGATTAAGCCTTAAATCCTTTTATGATCGGCTGCGAAGTGCATCTGCAATTGATCTCCTGCCCCGGGAAAATCCATTCCCCATCAATGAACATTCCCTTTTCTACATCGTAGACTTCGCCATCGACAGCGACATGAGAGGGTCTTGGATGCTTCCCAGCGTGCGAATGCTTCCACTTGGCCTGAGCAATCCCCAATTCTTGCTGGCGCACCCGGGTAAGGGTGGACGTCGCCTTGTTCGATTGATCGCGGCTAATCAGTGCTGCGCGACGTTTGGTTATCCCGTACCGTTCGGTCAAGTCCTTCGATAATTCTCCAAGGTTGCGCCCCTGCTGCACCGAGCGCATAACCAGCCCCTGGACTTCCTGCAGATGTTCACTGGCGATCGAGCGTATCAATCCTACCTGCTCATGGATAACAGCCTGGTAAGCATCGCGCATCGGCTGCGTCATCTTGAAGTCCACCGATAGGCCGATATCCTTCAGCCTGGAGGCCATGCTCAAATCCGAATAGCTCTTTGTCTTCGATGCAAACCACAGCCCCATCTTTGCGGCGGCTTCATTAAACTTGTCCTGCCACTGCCGGGTTAAGCGGCTCATAGCAGACTGCAGCCGGTTCGCCGGGAGATCATCTTGCGCCAGTCCGCTCGCTTTATATTCAGCAGTCAGCCAGTACGTAACGCTGCTCTGCATATCTTCGATCAACTGATCAAGGCGCTTTCGGTACTCGGCTTCTATGCCGCAGTTTGGATGTATCGGACGGAGAACCTTAAAGTTCTCAGGCTCTTTACGCCGCCTTATCGTCGTCTTCAGGGACATCTTCCAACTCCAACTCACCCTCGATCGAGTCGTATCCGCTATCAGGATCCGATGCTACCCGGGCGCGCTCTTCATCCGGAGAGATTGCGCCGGCATCAATTAATATCTGCCCGGTTTCCGCATTTGTCTTCCTAACGGTCGCTTTCTCGACATCATCCAGGCCGTACAGAGTTTCGAAATCGTAGGTAATATCCTCATCGATCTCGCCGAACTCGGATAGCTGGATGATCTGAAGTACTTTGTTCAGCGGGTCGGTGAACAACGCCTCTTGCATTGAGTGCAAGTGGTCATAGAACACCTGTATTTCGCCATCGGCTGATGCATTGAGGCCGCTCGGAGTAATCCCCAGCAGCTTCACCAATGGGATACTTGATACCGCCGACATCTGCTCTTGCGCCTGGGCCTGGAGCTTATCCAAGCTACCAAGGGGAACATTGAACTGAAAGAACTCTTCCGAATCCTTGTCGATCAGCATCAACCCTTTGTTATCACGCAGCGTGTTGAATAACTGCGCCCTTAACGCAAACTGAGCATCGTCCACGCCAGATAGCGTGCTGGCCATGTTTGTCATGAGGCCGGATGTTGAGAACGAGTGCACCACGTCCGATACTGAATCACGAGTTCGGAGCCAGTTCTGCACGTAGGGCTGCGCCATCTGGCTCATGCTCAACCCGCCGAAGTTATACGCAGCTTTCAGCAAGTCGGGCACCTCACGGCTCACGAAAGTCAGCAGGCGGGACGCGTGAACCGTACTTCCCATTACAAACCACGAATGCGGCTTGTAGTAGTTCGATGCCAGCGGCTGGGTTGTGTTGTAACCGCTCGGGTATGTCCACACCGGCTCAATCGCAACGAAGCCTCTGAGAGAGCCTTTCTTGATCTTCGCTTTGTCGATCAGCAGCAGCGATCCCAGCTCAGCAGGATCATCCGCAGCTTTTCCGCCGCCCGGCTTGTCCAAATCAATGTAAATCTGACCGCGGCCATAGAAGCCATCCAACTCAGCCGCTTTGCGAAATAGCTCTTGAATTTTGTACTTCTCGAACGCAGCCACGATCTGCGCTATCTTGTCCGCTTTGTCGTCATCATCGCCTTTGGATCGGAATGAGATCCACTTGCGGGTCATTTCTTTAGCGATAACCTCAGACATCTTCCGGTATTCAGGAAGCTGCGCGAGCATGGCCAGATACTGGTAGCCCGGGAAGTAATTATTGATGTACGCCTGATTCACGTAGTCATATGGCGTCGCATCCATCGCCACGGCTGACTCTCGCAACTTCTCCGGTATCACGCCAGGAGGCGGGACATAACGCTCGAACTGCTCAACAACCGCTTCCTTCCTGAGAGCCTTCTCCAGTGCCATGGTTGATATGCTCATCCGCTTCGGCTCTGCCACCACGGGCGCGGGCTTAGCGAATAAACCTTTTAACCGTCGAATCATCTGGCTGCTCTCTGTAGTGTTTCTGCTGAAATTCTCATAATCGGCCTGGTGTGCGCGTAGCAAATCATCAGGGCATCTGCGAGGTTTGGTGATCTCGCACCTTCAGGCGCTTTATCAATGAGTATCTTGCCGGCGCCATTGATCGAGAATGTTGGCTGCGACAACTCCTGCGAAAGCTTCGCCTTTTGCTTGAGTGTGGAAGGGATCGAGATAATCTGATCCAGGTCCACCTCCATGCCCTCAACCACAGCGCGGAATGTGTTTTGAAACCTGATGCGCAAATCCCACCAAGCCTGAGCTTTACGGTTGGCAAAGAAATCCTTGTTCTTCCGGCCGCGCACCATTTCGCGGTCCGGATGCAAAACCTCTCCGGAACCTCTGAACGGCATGACAACGATCTGATCGTGAACGCCGCGAGCCTCATTCACTATCCGGGCATCGCCACGCACACCAGCCCCCAAGCCATCAGCATCGTAATCAAACTCTTTGTAGCCGATCTGATCGCAGAGCATGAATGTCCGCTGCACGGTACTGAATATGTCAGCGCCTTTGCCGGTC